GGGCGGTGGTACTCGAAGATCCCGGTACGCGTGACGTATGCCGGAATCCGAAGGCCGCCCTGCGGGGTCCTTTCGGCCTTGTCCAGAACGCCTGCGTCGTACCTGCGAAACGTCGCCACGTAGTCAAGTGAGCGTGACGTCAATCTCGGGGCCACGAGAATCGTCGCAGTGTCAGTCGTCGAACACGGGGATGGCGACGCACCGACACTGAAAATGAACCCCCGGATGCGCTCTTGCTCCGGTTCGCGGGTCTACAATCGGCGGCTCAGTCCACTTGTGGATCGTGTTCTCGAGCGCGCGATGCGAGCGTCGTACGCGCTCGTCACGCGACGAGCTCCATCGATAGCGCGTGACGCCGACCGCGCGTTGGCGTTCCTGCGTCAAGTCGCTGTTCAGCTTGAGCACCTGATCACGCGCGATCAACTCCGCGCGAGAACGACCTACGCCGAGCCGCGCTTGCACCGTCTCGGCGATCGACTCCCATCGCGCGCCCGCCGCCCATTCATCGCGAAGGTTCGCGGCAAGGTCGGCGACGATCTCGTCGGTCATGCCCACGATGATGCGCGCGTTCTGTTCGGTCCACATCGCGGACATCTCGCGCATGCCGGGCAACATCTGCGGCGACACGACGAGCGATGCGGCGACCTCGCGGAGGTTGAACGCGTTGACCTGCGCATGGATCAGGGCGGCCATCGACATGAACGTCTCGACCGAGAACTTCGCGAGTAGCGCTTCACGGATCCGCTCGACAACGGTGCGAACGGGATCGGCGTCCGTGCGCTCTGGCCCATCCGTGAGCGGGCGCATCTCGTCCTCGACGATGCTCGCGATCTCGCGCGAGGTCTCATCCCACGCGTGGCGCAACTTCGCGACGTACGACATCTCGGCCGCGACGGGAGGGCGCGGGACGTAGACGGCGGCTTTCGCGCGCTTCGTGTTGCGGCGATCCTTCGCGCCGTAGACCGCGTGCAAGATGGCGCGAGCGGTCACGCGGTGGGCTCGGGTTCGGCGACGCCGCCGAGCAGCGATGCCTGAACCTTCGGCGACATGGCCGCGAACGGGCCGCTTGTCGCCGTGCCTGCGGGCGCCTCGGCCTTCGGCGTCTCCCGCAACGACAGGTCCACCGTGATCGGCCCATCCGAGTACGTGCCACCACCGAAGCGCGTCGCGGTGACCTCCTCGGGAGTCACGACGCCCTTATCGATGTAGAGCGCGTCCGTGTCGGCGATCGACTTGCGGTGCGTCGCCTCTTCGGTCGGCGTCATCTGCCAGAGCGAAGGCCATTCGATCGTCCACTCGTCGGGTGAACCCGCGGTGAGTTCGGCGGCGATCAGTCGCACGATGGTCTCGAGCGGCGGTTGCAGGTCGGTCGTGCGGTAGGACTGCACCGAGTCGTACCAGCCGCGTACGTCACTCTCGCCGGTCGCGTTCATGCCCGCGGGCGACATGCCCATGAGCCTTGTGACCGGCATACGCGCAGCCGCGGCAACGCGGACCCACGTCTTGTCGAGCAGCACGTCGAGCCCGGCGAGCGAGCCCGAGCGGTATTCGAAGTCCTCGCCATCGGCATCGACGAGCAGCGCGCGAGCCGCAGAGCGCGCCATGTTGACGACCTCCATGCGGTTCTGTAGCGCTTCTTTCTGTCCGCCCGCGATCATCGAGATGAGGTTCTTCATCTTGAAAACGGGCTGCGATGCGTCGTTCAGGATGTACGAGATCGACTTCCAGTTCATGCCCGCGTCGCGAAGGATCTCGTACACGCGCTGAAGCACGGACACGGACCATCCCTGCTCTTCGATGCGGCGTCGTCGCGAGACGTTGGAGCCTTCGAACGTGAGCAGGCGCGAGGAGTGAATGACCATCCCCCGGCCGCCGTTGATCGGCTGGAATAGCCAGGTCTCGGGCTTGCCGTACCGCGACGAGCGCGGGTCGTCGTTGACCGCGCGCCACGACAGTTCCCATCGCGAGACGGTGATGAGCGAGCGCACTGCGCGCACCTTCGTGATGTCGAGCGGCATCGACGGATCGAGTCCATCCTCCACGATCGGGATGACCGCGGAGCCGCCGTGCAAGCGCCCCCAGATCGCTCCCTCCATCACGCGCGCATCGACGCCGAGGTCTACCGCGCGGCGCTTGATTGCCGCGATGCGCTCCTTCGTCTCGGCACCGTCGCTCTCGTCGAGGTCATCCTCGGACGCGCGCCGGACGGGCTCCCATCCCTGGCGCATGCCGTCTTCGGGGAGCGCTTCGACGATGGTCGCCGCGAAATCATCCTCGTCGTACAGCCGATCGAGGTCCGACTCCATGAGCCGGCCGCCCTGGTACATGCGCGCCGCGGCCATCTTGTCGCGCGACGTCCCCACGCCGGTGATCGTGTTGCCCCACCCGTCGATGCGTTGGACGGCGGCCGCGAGCAGCTTGCTGAATGGGGACACCTCGGCAAGCGGTCATGACGTCAACGTCGGGGCCACTATGCGGGTTTGATGGGCGGAGGGTCGCGACCTTCGAGCATCTCGTGCTCGTCGCCGCCCTGGCCATCGTCAACGTTCCACGTGTACGAGAGAACGAACGTGCCGCCGCAGTGCGGGCATGTCGTGCGCTTCGTGGATGACCTGGGCGTCTCGACCGCGCCCTTGCACCACGGGCACGCCTCGGGGTCGTACGACTCTGGGTCTTCGGTCATGGCTCGTCGTCGAACCGCCACGACGGCGCGAAGTGTACCTCGTGCCAGGTCGTGACCTGCTCGGCGGTGTTCGGGCCCGTCTCGCGCATGACGCTTCGGGGTTGCTGGATCGACCAACCGTCGCGGTTGAAGTCGTAGGTGACGCGCAGGCCGTCGGATGCGCGCGTGTCCATGAGATGGATCTCCGCGGTCGTCGGATCCCATCTTCCGAGGTCAACTTTGACGAGCTTCACCATGCTCACATCCCCTTCGCGTAGGCGCTCGCCTGTTGTTGAACCGACGCAGCCGCATTGTGCACCGCGAGGCACGCGGCGTCCGCGCGATCGGGCGATCTCCCGATCTTCTTTTTGATGTCGTCCTTCGACTCGACCTGGATGCGGCCATCCTTCGCGAGCGAGTACGAAGGGGCGAGCAGCTCGCGCGTCAGCTCGCCGTCGCCCGGTGGTAGTGAGCCGCCCTCGGCGAGCCACATGCCGAGGTCGAACCAGAGTTGCGCGCGCATGTTCACGTAGTTCTCGTGGTCGATCGCCTTCGCGCCGGCCTGCACGTCATGCACATGCATGCGCCCGGACTGCACGAGCTCGGAATACCTCAGCGCATCCACGCACGACGCGCCTACGCCGATGCCGTCTACGTTCACGCGAACCTTGCGGCCTCGGGCGATGTGGCCGCGGGCGATGCGCATGACCTCGGCCGCGAGCTTCGTGCCGTCGAGCCCCGAGAACGTTTCGATCGGCAGCATGTGCGCGCCGACGCGATGTGCGATCGCCGACTCGTCATCGCCGAAGCGCGCGACGTCCACGCCGAGCACGGCTTCGTGTGGTGGCGGCGGGATCGCAACGCTCGCGCGGTGCGCATCGGATGACGCACGGTCCACGTCAGCGAGACCGATGACAGCGTTACTCGATCGCTCGGGGTACAGGCCGAGCACGCGCACCATGTAGATCGGGTGGGTGTCCGGATTGGGCCCGTACTTGCGGCGCAGTTTGTCGATGAACGCGCGCGTGGCGAGACCCTGGATCGGCTTGCCGTTGTCGTTCGCTGCGGTGACGTTCGGCGACTCGGCCGACGATACCGTGTGCCGCGACCAGTCCGCGTTGCCCGTGCGGAACACCTCGAAGAACCAACCCGAGGTCCGCGTGGGGTTCCCGATGGCGAGGATCTTCGCTTCGCCCGCGCCTTCGAGGTCGTCATCGCCGCCGGCCGCGGAAGTCTCGAGCGCCTCGTAGAGTGCGTCATCGTAGCCGCTCGCCTCGTCGATGATGATGAGCACGGCCGCGCCCGAGAGGCCCGCGATTCGCTCGGGCTTGTCGGTGGTGAGGCCAATGATCGCGTTCTCGTTCGCGAGGTGAAAGCCGGTGAGTGGGTCCTTCGGGAATAGGCCGCCGATCTGGTGACGGACCTTCTTGTGCAGGCGCGCCATCTCGGCCCAGATGATGTTCTTCACCTGGTGGAGCGCGGGCGCCGTGACGATGACCTTCGCGTTCGCGCGTGTGCAGATCCACCAGAACGCGAGCACTGATGCGAGCATGCTCTTGCCGATCTTGTGGCCCGTCTTCGCGGCGGTCTGCGACGTGTTCGCCACGGCCATCGCGATCTCGGCCTGTCTGGCCCACAGGTCCACGCCGAACACGTCGCGCGCGAAGCCGACGGGGTCGTTGATGTAGCGCTCGAAGTCGTGATGCACGGGCGCCTTGCCGTCGTCGCTTCGGATGCGCGCCGTTGCCTCGGCGACCCACCGTGCACGAAGCGCGCGGCGTTCGTGCTGATGCATCTTCTTGCGAACGAAGCCGCGTTCAGCTTGGTTCAACATCGGTGCCGATCTCGCTCATCGCGATCACGAAGTCCTGGAACGACGCGGTGGGCATCCTCGCCTCGAGTTCGTCCATCATCTCGCGCAGGGAGTCCTCGACCTTGACCCTCACCTCGATGCGCTCCCCCCACTGCTCGCGGTGCACACGCTCGAGGATGGTGGTCGTCGCCTTGATCCACCCCGTGTCGGCCTTCCCGTCGGCGGTCTGCGGCGGGTTGGCCAGCTTCGACACGAGCGTCATCTCCGCCTTGGCGAGCGAGCACGAGACGCGCTCGAAAAGCTCGAGGCACGGTGGCGCGCCTTGCTCGGCCCACTGCTTCCACTGGTTCCAGGTGCGGATCGGAATGCCGGCAGCCTGGGCGGCGGTGCGGGGGAAGTTGCCGGCCTCGATGGCTTCCAGGATGGTCGGGGTGACACGCTCGATTCGGGCGGACATGGCGAGGTCAATCTCGCGCGTGCGCGCGTGCGCGTGTCCCTGGGCAAGGACGGTCGTCTCGCTCTCCCCTGACACCTCCATCTGACCCCCTATGTCGCTTTTTGAAGATTTCACTTGCTCACCCCCCGCCAGCCCCGGTACCACACATGACCGAGCATGGTTACGTCGCCAGTCTTGGATCTCGCTCTCGCGTCCTGCTCACGCCTAGCGATGCACTCCCGGGACGCACATCCCGACGACTCGCCCCGGTACAGCGCCCGCTCTTCGATGTCGCGCTCGTGGCCGCATTCGCAGCGAACATGGACGCGGTGCCGCCGAACGAGCTTGCGCCCATCCCAGCGCTCCACCGGGCTCGCGTGGCGCACGACGGTCCACCTGCCGAGGACATCGCCGCGACGGTAGCGGTGCGGGCCAAGGCGTGCCCCTCGTCGCAACGTCGTCAGCATGCGCGGTCTCGCAGCGGGGTACGGCGTCGGTCGGCACATCGCGGACACGACTGGTCGAGGCCGGCCGCGAGCTTGCGCGGAAACGCGACGCCGGGCGTGCCGCAGTCGCAGTCGAGCTCGACGACGGTGCCACCCTCGGACGCGGGGCGCACGATGAAGCCGCGGACGGTGCGTGTCCCGAAGCGCTGGCCGACGTGCATCCCCGCGATCGCGCCGCGCGTGCCTGGCTTCACCTTCGTGGCGCATGCTCGGCACGTCTTCGGCTGCTCGGCCTCGAGCCTGCGGATGGTCACGCAGTTGATCGCGCCGCACTTGCACTTGAGGATCACGCGCGTGGTCGTGACGCGCTCGATCTCGCGCTCGCCGACGAAGTTGCCGACGATGAAGCCGTGCGGGCGCATCGGGCGTGGGCGTGCGGGGTAGCGGGCGTGGCCGCCGGTGTAGGGTCGCTTCTCTTGCGCCATCGCTTGTCCTCCGGATGCTGAATCCGCTCGAAGTAACCGCCGAACCAACCGGCGTGCGTACGGAACTCGCTCATCTTCTCGCGCGCATCGATCACGGTTTGGTAGGGCACGGTATTCGCGAGCTCCTCGGCCAACCACACCGCATGCGCTCGACACCGCTCGCAGACGCTGCCCGTATGCGTGTGGATGCCGCAGACCGAATAGGCCGGGTCGAGTTGCTCGGCGGCGGACATCACGCCACCTCCCGCAGTTGCTTGCGCAGTCGCTCGAGCGCGACGTTCGTGATCTGCCGAATGCGCTCACCGGTCACGCCGTAGTCGGCGGCGATGGTGCGTCGCGTTTCCTCGCGCCAAAACAGCCGGTCGATGGTCTCGCGCTGGCGAACCGAAAGGTCGGCGAGCGCGTCGTGTACTGCCTGCTCCATCTCGACGCGGATGGCCGCATCGTCGGCGCTCTCGTGGTCGCTTGTGAGCAGCGCGAACTGCTCGCCCAAGTCGCGACTCGTGATGAGCCGCAGGATCCCGGCCGCCACGTCGTGGTGCATGCCGCGCGGAGCGATCGCGCCGTTGACACCTCGCGTGCGCTTCATCGCTTCAACGACATCGTCGGTCGTGCCCGCGCCATCCTCGACGGCTCGTGCGACGAGCGCCATGACGTCGTGCCTCGGCTGCTTCACCAGCCTGGTTTCGGCGTGCATGAAATCGATGATGTAACGGTCGATCCAGATCGCCGCGTAGGTCAGGAAGCCCGCACGCGTCGGATCGTACGTCTCGATCGCGCGCATGAGCCCTTCGCATCCGGCCTGGATGATGTCGTCGAAGTTGCGGCGTCGCGGGCTGAAGCGTCGCGCGCGGTGCACCACGAACTGCATGCATCCGACGACGACGCGATTGCGGTGCGTGACGTCACCGGTAGCGGCGCACTCGGCGAGCGCCGCATGCACTTCAGGTGTCTTCATCGCGGGTGGCAACTTCACGACTCCTCCACGATCAGCAAGAGAACGAGGTACCCGATCAAGTCGCGCACGGTGTCCCGCATCGACTCGTCGGCCATGGCGTGCCCGCGCGAGAGGCGCGAAATCTTGTCGTCGATGCGCACGCGGATCTGCTCACTCGGTGACGAACCCGAGAACACGCGAACCGGGTCCGTGGCCGAGTCGCCGTAGGCCGCGTTCTTCGCGAGCAACATCGCCTTGAGCGCGTCGCATTCGGCGGCGATGCGGGTGGCGGTGGGCGATGCCATTGGCGGCGTGTTCGGTGCCGCGCGACTGATCAGCGTCAGCAGTACACCACGGAGATCGACCGTCGAATCGACGATGTACACGCGGTCACCTTCGATACGTCCGACGGTGCCGCGTACTCGTTTGGTGCCGTCCGCGCGGCACTGTGTCCACTCCACCACGTCGCCAGCGGCGGGCGTTTCGCATGTGGTCATGTACGCGCCAAACAGCGGCACACGCGGGCGCGAGATACACGCTTCGCACGTCGCGTACTCGGTGCATCGGCAGATGGCGTCTGTCATCGGCCGCCCCGCGGCTTCCAGCCCTGCGCGATCAACCGCTCATCCGCTGCCTGGCACTCGGCCGCGCTGGACCAGCGCGCAGCACACATGATGCAGGTGCGCCCGTTCTGTTTGGTGCGAAAGCCACCGCCGACAACCACGTCGAACGCGTGCTCTACGGTGTAGACGCTGCTGCACTCGGGACACCAGATTTGGCCGCTCACGAGATCGCCACCTTGCAAGCGCCGCAGTTGATCCGCCTCACATCCGCCGTGACCATCATGTCCGCGATGTTCTTCATCGTCTTCCGATGCGCCGAGCACCGCGGCACGATCTGCCCGCGTTCGTTCACGCTACGCGCGTGCACGCACTCGGAGCCCTTCATCGCACTCGGCAACTTCATGCTCCCATCCTCCCGAAAAACATCCAGTACAGCGCCATCGTCGTATGCGCGACGCACGCCTGCGCCTCTTGCGCCGCGGTGTTCAACCTGACGTCCCGCTGCGCTGGTTCCGGTTTGCTCATCGCGATCACTTCGACCGTGACGCGCGTTCCCACTTCGCCATCCCACAGACGTTCGACGACGAGCCGATCGATCTGCGAGTCGTCGTTCCACACAACCTCGTTGAGCGCGTCTTCGATCGACTTCGTGTAGTTCGACAGGTCGGCGTCGGCGCGAGTGGCTTGCTTCACCGTGATGGTCACCGCGTACCGCGCGTGCTTCGGAAAGCCGGTGCCGATGAGGGCACGCATGGCGCACGCGCGGACGTGGTTCCGGTACGCGCGATCCTTCGTGTCGGTGAAGCGGCGCGCGGTGCCGTTGGAGCGTTTCCAGGTGACCGGAGGCCCGGGGATGAAGAACGAGAGCGAGGTCATCGCCTGCGTGAACGGCCCGCCCGCCGACGTCATCGGGCCGAGAGTTTGGTAGCGCTGCGGCATGCAGTGAGCGCATACGCACCCCGCGTCGTGGACCATGCTCATCGGCGCCCCTCCGCAATCTTCGCCGCGAGTAGATCGCGAAGTTGCTCGCCGCCGAGTTCGTAGGCGCGCTCGAGTGCCTTGGCTTCCGCCGCCGCGGTCTCTTCGGTGGTCGCCTTCAACGAGGCCAAGAACGCGCGGATGCCGCGGCGCATGAGCCAGATGCCGATCGCGCCGGTGAAGTTGACGCCGACGATGAAGCCGATGATTGCTGCCCAAACGGTTTCGCTCATGGGTACCAGTTCTCCTGGAAGGGTTCGCCATCTCCGCTGTCTTCCGAATCGCCGCCGACGGGATCGGGGACGCCGTACTGAAACGACGGCGCTCGCGGCTGCACGAAGTCGTTGTCGATGTACCGTGTGCACGGACCTTCGAAGCGAACGCGCACGACACCGGGCGATCCGTCGCGCTGCTTGCCGACGATGATCTCGCCTTTGCCGTCGTCCTCGCCCGGTTGGATGATGCAGCGCGGCTTGAACTTCGAGACGGGCGCCGCGTTGCCGTTCGCCTCTTCCTTCGCCATCTGCGCGGCGTAGTAACCGCGGCGGTAGAGGAGCCAAATCGCGTCGGCGTCCTGCTCGATCGCGCCCGACTCGCGAAGGTCCGAGACCTGCGGGCGCTTGTCAGGACGCTCCTCGCACGCGCGGTTCAACTGCGAGAGCACGTAGACCGGGCAGTTGATCTCCATCGCGAGCGTCTTCAGGCCGCGGCTGATCTTCGCGATCTCGCGCTCACGAGAGCGCTCGTCCGACGCGCCCTCCATGAGCTGGATGTAGTCCACGACGATGCCGGCGAGCCCTCCGTGCTTCGCGGCGAGTCTGCGCGAGCGGCTCCGGATCTCAGGCATCGTGATGTTCGACTGCGCGTCGATCATGAACTTCGAGTCGCTGATTCGCTGCGATGCGTGCGCGAGGAGTGGCCACGATTCGTTGCGCAGTCGGCCCTTCTTGATCGAGTGGCCATCGACGCCAGAGAGCATCGAGAGCAGGCGGCGGCGGCACTTGCGCGTCTGCATCTCGAGCGAGAAGTACGGCGCGGGAAGTCCCGTGTGCTCGGCCGCTGCGAAGAGGGCGCCCATACCGAGCGCGCTCTTGCCCATGCCGGGACGACCAGCGATCACGATCACGTCGCCCGGGTGCGCGCCGGTGGTGAAGTCGTCGAGCGCTTTGATCCCGGTCGGGTGGCCGTTTGGGTTGACCTTGCCCTCGTGCGCGTCGGTGATCTCGCGCATCATGTCGATGCAGTCCACGACCACGGGCCCGCCGCTGCGCTTCTGCGATCCGAGCGCGCCAAGGATCCGCGACTCGACGTCGTTCGACAGCGTGTCGAGGTCGCCGTAGTCGCCGTACCCGGCTGCCGAGATCTCGTGGCACGCGGTGATGAGCGCGCGAACGGCGGCCTTCTCGCGCACGATCGACGCGTGCGCCGCGATGTTCTCGACGATGGGCAGCGATGCCGCGAGTGCGAAGAGGTACTCGTCCCCGCCAATGGCTGCAAGCTTCCCCGAGCGCGCGAGCTCGTCGCGAAGCGTCGTGTGGTCGATCGGCTGAGACTTCGACGCGAGCGCAACAGCCGCGTCGAACACGACCGCGTTCGCCTCGCCGTAGAAGTCATCCCGATCGCGGAGCACATCGCGCACCACGTCGAACGCAGGCGCCTCGAGCATGATCCCGCAGAGCACGGCACGCTCGGCGTCGAGGGCGTTGGGGGGCACGCGCATCATGCGACCCTCCGCTTCGCCGCTTCGAGCACGTCGTCGGCGTCGCCGAGCGCGCGTTGCTTGCGCAGGAAGTCCGCCACGGCCTCCGTGTGGCCGTCGCCGCCCGCGAGGCTGTCTCGGTGGCGCCTGGACTCGGCGAGCGCCTTCTCGGCCTGGTCTCGTGCGGCCTGGGCCAGCGAGACGGGGTCGGTCCCTGTCGGTGGTGGCGTGATGGGGCGCGACTCGCCGTTCACCGTCGGGCCGCTGGTGAGCAGTCGCACGCGCTCGCTGGTGAGCATGCCGAACTTGCAGCCACGCTCACGGCACCAGTCGTCCGCGAAAATCGCATCGAGCAGCTCGCCGACCTGCTCGTCGGTCAGCTCGCGGGCGCACTCGAGCCACGGCCCTCCGCTCGCTGGGCTGCACTGGGCCGGTGGCTTGAGCTTCGGGTAGGCGCGCTTGAACCGGGACTCGTACCCAACGCGGAGCAGGTCCGCCCTCCGCCCGTCGGGTCCGACCAGCGGACGCGCGCTTCTCTCGTGGGTTGGGAGGGGATTGGGAAGGGGAAGGGGAGGGGAGTGCGCGCCCGCGCACGTGGAAGCGACATCTTCCGACTCGCTCGCGACTCGCTCGCCTGTCGCGTCAGTGTCGCTCGCGACATCTTCGCGACTCGCGCCGCGCTTGGTCGCGACGCGCTCACGGTCCGCGGACCTCTTCGCCTCGCGTTGCTCGCGACTCGGGTTGTACTCGTGGAAGTCGTGGAAGCGGTAACCCTCGGGCGCGGCGTCCCAGAGGCCAACTGTCACGAGCAGCTTCGCCGACTCGATCTCGTCAGCGTCGAGCTCGTACGACGGCACGAGTCCGGACAGATCGGGATCGTCGAGGCACCACGACCACCAGAACGTCCAACACCCGAGCGCCTCTCGGCCGGGGCGCCCGTGGATACGAAGCAGTTCGCGGACCTTGCGGTTGCGGTGGAACTTGTCGTCCATCTTCCCCCAGGGCATCAGGCTGACCTCTTCCCGAGCATCTTGATGATGGCCGCTGCGGATGCCGCGCATTGCTCGGGCGTGAGAACGACGTTGTCGGGATCGGCACTTGGCACGACTCGAGCGGGGGTCGCCTTGTATTGCGTCTCGTTCATCGCCATCGGCCACGCCTTCGCGATGTCCGCACGGTCAGCGTGAAGCGGCTCGGTGGTCGCGGGACGAAGCGGCCTGAGGCTGCACGCCTTCGCCATCTTCTCGATCGTGTGCGGCGCCTTGCGGGCATCCGCGACCGACTCGATCAGCCGGAGTAGACGATGCTCGTCCTCGGGGCGCTTCGGGCCGAGCGCTCGGGTCACGCGCATGACGAGGCCGACGACATCACCGAACGGCTGCACGCCGAGCAAGAGCGTCCCCGTCGGCGCGTCGGCGAGTTGACGACCGTTCACGAGTTCGGCGAGGTCTTCGATCGATCGCGCTGGTTTCACCTCGGCGAGTCGGCCGTTGACCTCGAAGTCCGGGATCCATCCGTCGAGATCGATCGGCTCATAGGCCCACATCCAGCCCATGGCGTCGAAGAACGCGGCCCACCTCGCTTCGAGTCGAGAGCGGAACCTGATTCCACGGTACATCGTGGGAATGCTCTTCGTCTGCACTTCACCCATGCGTATCACCATTGTGGATCTGAAGTTGTCCATCGTCGAGCGTTTGACGGTCGATTGTGCATTGACGCAATGACGCATTGTGTCAGCGCGCGCTACAGCGTTTGATTGCCAC